AGAATGGATTTGGAGGATAAAGAAAATGATTGATTGTACGAAAACTGAAAATTACTTTGCGGAAAAGCAAAGGATGACGAAAAAACATAAACTAAATCACGGTGGATATGCATGTAAACTTAATTGTTCGGACTGCCCTTTGAGCCATTTAAATAATGGTTCTACGATGTTGTGTTCGGACTTTGAAACGCTCTATCCCGAAAGGGCAGTTGCAATTGTGCAGAAATGGAGCGACGAACATCCACAAAAATAGTATTGAACAATTTAGGAGGTTCGATTAAGTACAATGAAACAGTATGAAGCAGACGAACAAAAGAAGCTCTTTCGCTGGGCTGACTTTATGAAGACAGAGTATCCCGAATTGGATATGATGTTTCATATTCCAAACGGCGGTAGTCGCAATAAACTCGAAGCGGCCAACCTAAAGAAACAAGGTGTGCGTGCAGGCGTGCCGGATATATGCTTACCTGTTGCTCGTGGAGGTTATCACGGACTGTTTATCGAGCTTAAATTTGGCAAGAACAAGACAACAGCAAAGCAAGACGAATGGCTTGCAAAACTGAATGAAAAAGGTTATGCAGTTGCTGTCTGCTATGGCTGCAAGAAAGCACAGGATAAAATTCTCAAGTATCTGAATTTAGGAGAATAACAATGGAAAATGAAAATGCAGAAACCAAAGTCGAAGAAGTCACAGAAGAGAGTAACTTTGACACTCTGAGTGAACTTGACAAACTTGCGGTCGGATTTATCGCAGGTGAAATTGATACAGATATAATAAACAGTCTTGATACATACAACAGGTGGTTTGTTCTGTCCATGTCAGCTATATATAGTTGCGGCAAAATCGGCTTGCTCTCGGCTAAAAGTTGTGTGCAGGTCAAATACAAGTTATTGAGCGAATACAGACGATTCAGAACAGAAACATATTTCGCAGAGATTGAGCACCGTGAATGGATTAAACGAACGAGAGAAACATCTTGCAAACTTACAGAACTTGCACATCAAATTAATAACAAAGATACTGATGCATTAAAAACAGCTGTCGAGATTATTGACTTATTCACGAAACAAGATGTATATAATCAATTATTTATAAAAGCAGAAGCTGATGAAGAGTATAAGCAGAAATGTGTACAAGCTCTTACACAAAATGAAAAACTCTTCTTCGACCGCTTTGGCAATATACCTTTTGTAGATTTGCTTTTTAAATTCTATAAATCCACAGAAGAGAACAGAGCAGCGGAAATATACAAAGAGCTTGATTGCGACAATCTCAATGTTATTGCTCACCGTGTACCTGTAAAATCTGAAAATTGTCAAGGTATCGCAAAATCATATCTTGAATATTTTAAATAAAAATCTAAAAAATGCAGGGGCTGAAAAGCCCTTGCGTATCCTGCTCAAGTAATTAATTAAGTGACGAAAACTGTTTTTACATATATAATAGGAAGTTTAAAATGTTTACATACAAATGTGAGATCCAATCCGGACCGATGCTTGAAATTAAATACTATCAAAGTTTGCGCAAGCGTAACAAGAAAAATATGTCACGCAGTATCAACAGAGCAATCACATCAGAAAAGATGGCGCAGGCTAATCGCATAAGAGGTGAACAGCATACACAGAGATTAATTCTTGCAAATTTCAAACAAGGCGATTGGTGGGTAAGATTTTCGGCACCGTATAAAAATTTCACAGAAGAAGAATTTGAAAAGATTGTAAGCAATTTTTTTAAGCGCATTAAATATCACGCAAAAAAGCAAGGCGTACAGTTCAAGTATATTGGTTTTTGTGAATGTGGAAAGCGTGGTGGCAATTGGCACTTACACATCATTATTGAAGACTGTATCAAAGACATAGCGTTAAAAATGTGGAAATGGAGCAACGGCGTTAATCTCACACCATTGTACGAAGACGGCAGTTTTGCTGACCTTGCAAAATACATACGCAAAGATGTAACAGGCACTAAAAGGCTCAAGACTTCTCGCAATCTTACAAAACCTACAGTTACGGTAACAGAGGGCAAAAAGCGTGAATTCAAAAAACTTGAAAAAGGCGAGGCTTTGCAAATTCCACAAGGCTATTATCTCGTGCGTGATGATGTGTGGGTTAACGATTTCACGGGAGCAAACTATCACTTCGTGTTTATGCAGTTGAGAATGAATCATAAACGATATGCAGTTGAATACACAAAGGAGGCAAAAAATGAATCTAAAGCAAATTAGAGATATGGACAATGATATATGCTATTATAGAGCGCAAATAGCTATGCTTGAAGCTAAAGTTACGCACATAACAACAAATATTGCAAGTGCTATCGACGGAGAAAGTGCGTCAAATAGCATTGAAAAAATAGTGCCCAAAATAGCAGACTTAAGAGAAGAATTACACAATGCAGAAACAAAAAAAGCAAACGCTATAAGTTCAATACCTCCAACAACTCTGCAAGGGAGTTGTCTTTTGCTGCGCCTGAAGTATGGCTACGAATGGAAACAAATAGCTCAAAAAGTAGGTGGAGGAAATACAGAAGACGGAATAAGAGTAATGTGTAATCGCTACGAATGGTAAATTTAAGCAAAGTTGTTCGTTTGTTCGGTGTAATGTATGTTAGACTATACTTGAGCAAAGCTCTAAAAAATACAAGGTTAATTTAAGTCGCTGTTACTGCAGCGGCTTATTTGTTTTTAAAGAATAATGGCTAAAAATTTTGCAAAAGCATTCTACAAATCAAAAAAGTGGCAAGATTGCAGACAGAGTTTCATAGATGAACGAACACTTATCGACGGTGGCTTGTGTCAGATATGTCACAAGAAGCTCGGTTATATAGTTCATCACAAAGTTATGCTCAATGCAAGCAACATAACTGACGCAAGCATTAGTCTTAACTTCGAAAATCTGATGTATGTCTGTAAAGATTGTCACGACAATCTTCCAGGGCACGGAGTCGGAAACAAAGAACCGAAAAAATATTTTTTTGATGAGAGCGGTCAAATTTTTCCGACTCCCCCCTAAAAATTTTTGCGAGTAAACATTCGCAGGACCGAGGGGGGCAGGTCGAAATTTTGCGTACCTCGTGTATGACCCCCCTCCCTTTTTTAGTGAGGTGACTTGAAAATGATTGACGAAAAAAAAGAAAAACGAGAAATCAACAGAGAAAAGAAAAGACTTAGCTCTATTTACACGGATATTCCGGCAAAAAGAAAAGACTTAGCAGAAGGACTTATCGAAAACGCTGCTTTCACTCGAATTCGACTCAAAGAATTACAAGCAGATATAGCTATCTACGGATTAACAGAGCTATTTTCGCAGTCAGAAAATCAAGAGCCTTATTCACGCAAACGACCCGAAGCCGACTTGTACAACACAATGCTTGGAAACTATCTCAAGTACATCAAGCAGCTCAATGATATGTTACCTAAAGATGCTGATGCTAAAGAAATCACCACAGACGGTTTTGACATTTTCGTCGACGGTCGTGATATAAAATGACCCGTTATCCGCTCAGTTATAACCCGATTTTGCTGTATTATGAGCAAATTAAGAGCAAAAAAGTTACTGTATGCGATAAAGTTCAGAAGTGGTACAAGCATCTTAGCAACAAGGTAATTAACCCGACAGACGGCTACCATTACGACCCTGCAAGAGGAAATCATATTATTGAATTCGCAGAAAATTTCTGCCGTCACAGCAAAGGTAAAGCAGGCGGTCAGCTTGTTAAACTTGAGCTGTGGGAAAAAGCGTGGCTTGCTGCTACGTTTGGTTTTGTTGATGATGACGGAATAAGAGAATACAACCTGTCTGTCTTGATTATTGGTAAGAAAAACGGTAAGAGTTTGCTTGCTTCTGTGGTCGGATTATATATGCTTATTGGAGATGGCGAGCCTGGTCCAGAAGTGTATGCTGTTGCTACAAAGCGTGACCAAGCGAAGATTATATGGCAGGAAGCTAAACGAATGGTACGAAAAAGCGAGGTATTGCTTAAGCGTATCAAACCATTGCTGAATGAGCTAAGTTCGGAAGATTATAACTGCGGCGTGTTCAAGCCTCTTGCTTCCGATTCAGACACCCTTGACGGTCTGAATGTGCATTGCTGCCTTATGGACGAACTTCACCAATGGAAAAATGGCAGACAGCTCTACGACATTATGGCAGACGGCACGATTGGTCGCGACCAACCGCTGATTCTCGTGACTACAACAGCAGGACGAATTCGTGAAGATATTTACGATGAAATCTACGACGAAGCTGTCAGAGTTACGAATGGCTTGTTTGATGATGTAGGCTATAAAGACGAACACAGCTTGTATATGGTCTATGAGCTTGACAAGCGCGAGGAATGGGAAAATCCTGATTGTTGGCAGAAAGCCAATCCCGGGCTTGGTACTATCAAAAATAAAAACGCTCTTGCAAGCAAAGTCAAGAAAGCACAGCAAAACACAGCACTTGTCAGAAATCTTCTGTGTAAAGAATTCAATATCAGAGAAACATCAACCGAAGCGTGGTTGAGTTTTGATGAATTGAACAACGAGGAAAAATTTGATATAGCTAAACTAAAACCAGGGTATGGTATAGGCGGAGCTGATCTGTCAAGCACTACAGATTTGACATCCGCAAAGATGATTTTTTGCGTTCCTGATGACATACACATTTATGTTTGTTCAATGTACTGGATACCTGCCGACCTTGTTGAGCATAAGGTGATTGAGGACAAGATACCTTATGACAAATGGATTGAACAAGGATATATGCGAACCTGTCAAGGAAACAAGATTGACCCGAGTGTGGTTACGGATTGGTTCAGAGAATTGCAGGACGAAAAAGACATCTATCTTTGGAAACTCGGCTATGATGCATGGTCGGCTCAAATGTGGGTAAATCAGATGACTGATTGCTTCGGGCCGTCAATAATGACAGCTGTGCATCAAGGCAAGCGTACATTATCTGCACCGATGAAAGCACTAAAAGCTGACCTTATTAAAAACAGAATTGTTTACAATAATAATCCGATTGACAAATGGTGTTTAGCTAATACAGCAATTGATGAAGACAAAAACGGCAATATTCAACCGATTAAAACATCTAAAGCGACAAAACGAATAGACGGCACAGCGGCTTTGCTTGACGCTTATACAGTCTTTTTCGAGAACGAAGATGAATATTTAAGCATTATATAAAATTCGGAAAATCCGAATTTCTAAGGTGGTGAGCAAATGGGAAAATTCAGTAATTTCATTAAGCGTGTAACAAGTTCAAAGGGCTTTTCGAGAGTAGAACTTGTTACACAGAATAATAGTAATTTTTTTCTATGGGGCAACAAGGCATATGATTCTGATACAGTGCGAGCGTGTGTCAATGCACAGGCTTTGAGATTTTCAAAGTTGCAGCTTAAACACATCAGAGAAATCTACAAAGGCACAGAGAAAGATTTAGTAATCAACCCTGAACCGTACATCAAATTTTTACTTGAAGAACCTAACCCATACACAACTATGGATATGCTGCTGTACAAAACAAGCGTACAGTTATCGCTATCGGGTAATGCATTTTGGTTAATAATCAGAGATGAAAACAGCTTGCCTGCTGAACTATATTTCATACCTGCGAAGTCGGTCAATGACCTTTACGATAACAACGGACATCTTGTATATGAGTTCATTGTCGGAAACGCTCAGACATTCCGCTTTGACTCTGCGGATGTAATTCATTTGCGTGATGACTACGGAGAACACGAGATTTTTGGCAGCGGAAAATTCAAGGCTCTTGCCCCCTTGCTCGAAATAACTGAAACAACTGACAGGGGCATTATCAACGCTATCCGGAATTCAGGTGTTGTGAAATGGCTTCTAAAATACACTTCTGCACTTCGCCCCGAAGATTTGAAAAGCAATGCAGAAAAATTCGCAGAAAATTATCTTGATATAAGCAACAGCTCTGTTGGCGTTGCAGCGGTTGACTCTAAAGCTGATGTTACACAAATTAGTCCGAATGACTATGTACCAAACGCACTTCAAATGGACAGAACCAAACAACGAATTCTTGAATTATTCAACACTAACGAAAAGATAATCACATCAACAGCAGACGAAGACGAAGAAAATGCTTATTTTGACGCTGTTATTTCGCCCAAAATCGTACAATTAAAAAACGAACTTACACGAAAACTTTTCACACGCAGACAGCGAGGTTGTGGAAACTATATAGCAGTCGGTTCGTTTAACTTACAATCAGCAAGTTTAAAAACAAAGCTAAACTTTGCAGGTATGGTTGACCGTGGAGCAATGCTCCCGAACGAATGGCGAGAATCACTTGGACTCGCCCCTGTTCCGGGCGGTGATACTCCGCTTAGAAGATTGGATACAGTTCCGGTTGAAGGAGGTGAAAACAGTGTTGAAGATAATTGACATCAAAGGTCCTATCATCACAAATGATGATAAGTGGATTTACGATTGGTTTGGAATAGATTACTGCTGCCCTGCCGATATTCGTTCACAGCTCGATGATGCTACGGATGATGATAATGTGCAAGTCGTTATCAATTCGTCAGGAGGTGACATCTTTGCCGCCTCTGAAATTTACGATATGCTTGCCAAAAGCGAGGCTACAATCAAGGTCATTTTTGCCGCCTCGGCTGCTTCGTATATTGCTTGTGCTTGTAGCTCTGAAATCGTACCTACGGGTATGCTAATGATACATAATGTGTCAAGTTATGCCGCAGGCGACTACAACGATATGGCACACGAATCAGGCGTATTGCTCAAAGCGAGCAAAGCCGTTGCGACAGCGTACAGGCTTAAAACAGGTATGACAGAAGACGAACTTATCGGACTTATGGATGATGAAACTTGGCTTACTGCTGACGAAGCAGTCGAAAAAGGTTTTATTGACAAGGTTGCTGAATATTCAAACAGGTCAAAAGAAGTTAAACTTGCAGCAAGTCTTAACGGTCTTATCCCTGACACAATTGTCAAACAGATGAGAAACGAAAAAGCGCAGCTTACAGCAAAAATCGATTTACTTAAACGAAAGGAAGTAGAAAACAAATGAACAAAAAGGAATATCTCGACAAGAGAAATGCTCTTTACGACAAAGCGAAAAAGCTCATTGAAGAGAATAAACTCGCAGAGGCAAAAGAAATTACACAGCAGATTGACAAGCTCGATAGTGACTTTGAAAACTCTGCTGTAAACGAGGCAAACAAAAACGCAGAGGAGGGAATCAAAATGCCTGCACCATTTGAAAATCACAAGACAAACATTGACCTCACAGGTGAGGGTGAACAGGTAACAGATATGTATTCAAGCGTAGAATACAGAAAAGCGTTTGCTAACTATATTCAGAACGGCGTACCGGTGCCGCAGAAGTTTGCAAATGCAGCGGCACAGACAACATCAGGTACTGCGGCGGCAATTGTACCGACGACAATGTATCAAAAATTGATTGTTGAACTTGAAAAGGTAGGCGAAATTTACGCAAGAGTATTCAAGACAGCTTATCCGACCGCACTTCTTGTTCCTACACAGAATATCAGACCGACAGCGAGCTGGGTTGATGAGGAAAAAGGTTCAGACCAGCAGCAAGTAACAACAGACAAAGTCGTTTTTGCCGGCTATAAGCTCGAATGCAAGGTAGCATTTTCACTCTTTATGACAAAAACTGCACTTGATATTTTCGAATCGCAGTTTATTGAACAAATTAAAAGCGCTATTGTAAAAGCTGTCGAAATGGCGATTATTAAAGGATCCGGCACAGGCTCTCCGACAGGTATTCTCACCTGCACGCCTCCAGCAGGTCAGACTATTGAAATAGCAAAGACAGGTAAACTTACTTATTCAACACTTTGCACTGCCGAGGCGGCTCTTCCTGCCGCATATGATGACGCTGTGTGGCTTATGACAAAAAAGTCATTCTTCTCATTTATGGGCATCACAGACAGCAACGGGCAGCCTGTTGCTCGTATGTCAGAAGGCCTTAATGGTAAGCCGTCGCTTTCGCTCTTCGGTCGTACTGTTATCCCAACTGATGGCTATATGGATTCATATGCAGATACAGTTTCAGCAGACACAACATTTGCAATGATGTTTAATCTCAAGGATTACATCTTTAACGAAGTAATGGGTGTAAGCGTCAAGAAATACGAAGAAGACGAAACGGACAACACTGTTATTAAAGCAGTAATGCTTGCAGACGGTAAGGTCGTGGATACTCACAGTCTTGTAAAGCTCGTTAAAAAGAGCGCATAAGGAGTGAAAAGCTATGGCTGAAAGTAATCTAATTCAAGAGGTGAAAAAGGCACTTAGAATTACAACAACAATGTTTGATGATGAGATTTCAGCCGAGATTGACGCTTGTTTGCTTGACATGCGAGGGGCAGGAGTTGACATCGAGCACGAAAACTCCGCCCTTGTCAATCAAGCGGTAAAGTTCTATTGCAGAGCTTATTTTTCGACTGTAGCAGATAGTGACTGGTCAGTTCAGTACGAAAAATTAAGAAATGCGATGGCAGCAAGAGGAGTGCAGAACTATGAATAGTGACACGATTATTGAACTTGTTGAAAAAGTTGAACAGTCTGTTAATGACCTCAACGAGATTATATATGCAGAGAAAAAACGCTCTGTATATGCTATTCAGAAATTCGTGCGTCAATCTGAATTTTTCCAAGCTCAAGCAAATGGATTAAAACCCGAGTGTGTTGTAGTAATTAATGCGTTTGAATACAATAACGAAGAATTCTGCTATCTTGAAGGTAAGAAATTCAAGATATACAGAGCTTTTCAGATTAAGAATTCAGAACGAGTTGAGTTGTATCTGACAGATGTGGTAGGTGAAAACAATGTCACTACCTAAAGCGGTTAAAATTACAAAAAACGGTGTCGAATTCGTGAGCAATGTTGAAAGGCTACAATACACTCTCAAAGAGCTTGAGAGAGCCGCTCTGCGTGATGTTGGGAAACTGGTATGTAAACGGTCACGACAAAAAATAAAACGCAGGACTGGGCGCTTAGCGAAAAATACGCAGTATTGGGTACGCTCAAAGCAAAAAATTCCTGACCTTCAGGTAGGATTTAAGCCGGGCGGATTTTACGGCTTGTATCAAGAAATCGGTACAAGCAAAGCTCCAAAAATCGGAGCACTTAGCAACGCAGCGGAAGATAATATCTCTGACATAATTAAAATTGAATCACAATACTTGAGCGGTATCGGCACAGAAGAAGCCGAGAGCTTAATCAAGGAGGGGGATTATCAAGGTGAATAGCATTAAAAAAATGTTAAAAGAAGTGCTGTTTGGCTTTGCCCCTCTTTATTTTTTCAGGCAAGCTGATAGTGGTTTTCCTCGTTTGGTTTACGATGTCAAACAGATATACACAGATGAGCCGTATAACAAGTTTATTGTAACTTGCAATCTATATGACAGAAACACAACCGACGAAATCGACAGCATTGCAGATGAGATAAATGAGCAAATCGGCTTAGCTATCATCGAACATGAAAAAAATTATTACAAATTCTATAAAAGCGACGATAGGCAGTACATAGACGAAACAGATAAGTCTATTAAGAGAATAATGTTCACTCTCGAATTAAGAGAGTACAAACGAAAGGATGAAAAATAATGGGCACAGCAAAAGTAAGAAAAGTAAAGCCTTACTCGGGTTTTACAAGCAAAACACTCGATAATATGCTGCTCGACGCAGGTGTATTTTTTGAGAACTATGATGTAAAAACAGATACATATGCGACTGCCAAAGCTGCAGGTAAATGCCTTGGCGTAACTATCAAAGGCGGTGAATTTTCTGCAAAACCGACTGCCCGCAACATTGAGTTTGACGGTGTGCATTCGAGAGTTAAAGGCAACACCCTCATTGATGGTTGGGAAACTTATATCAAGGCCACAGTTGCGGAGGTAACTGAGGGCAACATTCGTAAGGCCCTTGGAGCAAGCGAAGTAGATGAAGCAACACTCGCAGGCTATCACGGTATCACAGGAAGAAATTATGTGCTTGATAGCGATTACTGCACGAACATCACCTGGATTGGTTGTCTGCTCGGTAAAGACAAGCCTGTAATCATTCAGATTTTTAACGGTCTGAACGAGGGCGGTCTTACAATGGGCGTTGCGGATAAAGATAACGGCAAGTTTGATGTGCAGTTCTACGGCTACAGCGATGAAACTGCATACGATTCAGAAGATGTTAAACCGCCGTTCGTAATTTGGGAACCAGTTGCAGAGGAGGTATAATCAATGAGAAAATTAGGCTTAAAGGACGCTTTTTCGGTGGCTCGTATTATTAAGTCAGCAGATTTAAAAAATGAAATTTTCGAGTTTGCTAAGTATGTTAAAACTAAGGACAAGAAAAACAAACAGGAAGTTGGTTTTGAGTTTGTCATCACTATGATTTCATCACTCTCAAGCAAGGAAGTAGAAAACGAATTCTATTCACTCTATGCTGACATCAGAGGTGATATTACCCCCGAACAGGCAAGTCTTATGGACATTACAGAAGTAATTACAGACATCAAGAATATTATTGCAGAGAATGATATTCAAAGTTTTTTTACCTCGCTTTCAGCATTGATATAAACACATATAAGTTAATCTTGCAATACTGCTGCGGCAATCTTACAGCATTGCAAGATTTGTCATTCGCTGAAATCTTAAAAATCATTGAAAATGAAATCAATGAGAAAAACGAAGAAATGAAATACAAGGCTTTTATTTTAACAAGCCTTGGTCAAATTACGCATTTATCGTACAGAGAATTTGTTGACAGCATAGACAGCAAAATGCAGTCAACTGCACAGGACGAAGTCAATACAGACGAAATTGAAAAGCGTGTTGAGAAAATGCTCAATCGCTACAAATGGCAGGAGGTGTAGTGCGTGGCAGTCGAAATTTTTAAGCTGTTTGGCTCAATCTTCGTTAATAACGATGAAGCAAACAAATCCATTTCAGAGACAGAGAAGAAAAGCAAGGGTGTTGCTTCAACTCTCGGAAATGGAATCAAAACTGCTGCTAAATGGGGAACTGCTATGGTAGGCGGTGCGGTGGCAGGTGTAGGAGCATTGTCCTCCGTGGCAGAAAGCACGCGAGAATATCGGACGGAAATGGGCAAACTTGACACAGCTTTCACCACGAACAAATTTTCAGTTGCAGACGCAAAGCAAACATATTCAGAACTTTATGCCGTAGTAGGCGACAGCGGACAAGCGACAGAAGCCGCAAATCATCTTTCTCTGCTTTGCAATTCTACAAAAGACCTGCAAAGTTGGACAGAGATTTGCACAGGTGTTTACGGTCAATTCGGTGATTCTTTGCCTATTGAGGGTTTGACAGAGGCGGCGAACGAAACCGCAAAAGTCGGACAGGTAACAGGTCCGCTTGCTGATGCTCTTAACTGGATGGGCGTATCTGAGGATGCTTTTAATGAAAAACTTGCTAAATGCTCATCAGAACAAGAAAGACAGCAGTTAATCACATCAACCCTCACGAGCCTGTATTCGGATGCCTCTGCTCAGTATAAAGAAACAAACGGCGATGTAATGGAATCCAACAGAGCACATCAGCAACTGTCAGATACAATGGCGCAAATCGGTGCTGTTGCAGAACCTGTGCTTAATTCGATTATTGGCTTAGGTGCAAAGTTACTCGAACAGTTATCGCCGCTTATCGAAAGTGTAGCTGAGAAGCTTGCCCCTGTGCTCATTAACATCTGCGAAGAGGTTGCCCCGATAATCGTGTCAATGCTTGAACAGATTATGCCATTGATTGAGGAATTGCTTCCGTTTATAGCTCAACTTATGGAACAGTTAGCACCAATAATTGTTCAACTCGTAGAAGCACTATTACCTGTTCTCGTACAAGTAATCAAACAGCTTTTGCCTCCGTTTATGGAAATTCTCAACGCATTAATGCCGTTGTTAGACACTATTTTTCAGCTTGTACAGCCGTTTATCGACTTGATTTTGCAGTTAATAGAGCCGTTCGCAGCACTTATTTCAACAGCTATTGCACCGCTCATAGTCAAACTTGCAGAGTTGCTCAATAACTTGTTACAGCCGCTTATCCCTGTTTTTAACGAGATTGCAGGCATATTAAGTGAAACATTACAGCCCGTTTTCGAGGCTCTTGCACCCGTTTTCGACTTATTGACAGACGCATTAAGTCCGCTATTTGAGCTATTATCAATGCTGCTCAACGCTATCCTACCTGCTTTAACTCCAGTTATTGAAATTCTTGCAGATGTTTTCAGCAATGTACTCGGATTAGCTATCAAAGGAATAAGCAGTGCGATTGAAAGCTTGACAGGAATTTTCAACGGTTTGATTGACTTCATAGACGGAGTCTTTTCAGGAAATTGGGATAAAGCATGGAACGGCATTTTAGAAATATTCAAGAATGTTCTAAACTTAATTCCAAACGCAGTTGAATTCATAATAAACGGTGCAATCGGAATGATTAACGGTCTGTTTGACGGAATCAATTGGGCAATTGAGTGGGCAGGACTTGAAATTCCGCACATTCCAGAGGTCACTCTCCCCCGTTTTCGTGCCGGTATCGACTATGTACCGAGCGACAAATATTTGGCTTATCTCGATGCAGGCGAAGCGGTTTTGACAGCACAAGAGGCTGAACAATATCGTAAAGCCAAGCAGGACGGTACAAATCCATTTAGGAGTGACAGCACAGACAAACCGTCAACGACTAACATTGACATCAATGTGAATATTAGCGGCGTAACGGTCAATAGTGATTCGGATATAGATAGTCTTGCGGAAAGATTATCTGAGCGATTAGCAGCGGAAATTACAAGTAAAAGGAAGGTGTTTAGCTGATGCACAACTTTTTTTATAACGGCAAATGGCTCAGTCAGTTTGGCGGACGCATAGTTAATGCGCCTTTTCACTCTGTCGCACAGCGTGATTTTGAGTTTGTGTCAGTCCCCGGCAGGAACGGTGACATAATTCAAGACAACAGACGCTACAAGAATGTTGAGTTTGAACTTCAAATAGCTTTAATGCCTTTGCTTGCTCACACAAGTGCTCAATATCTTGCGTATAAAATTATAGATTGGCTGACTGAATTTAACGATTATCAAACATACAAGGACACATACAACAAGGGCTATTACTGCTATGCTGTAGTGACTAACCTTGACACAATTCAGCGTGAGTTACCTTCATATCTCACAACTACCGTTAAATTCAGTCGTAAGCCGTATTGGTACGCACAGACAGAGCCTATAAACCTTGTTAGCGGTCAAAAGCTAAATTTACTCAACCATGAAAGAATGCCGTCAAATCCGCTTTACAAGCTCACGGGTACGGGTGCTTCTGCAACGCTAACGATAAACGGTGAAACACTATCTATAAAAAATTCAATTAACGCAGATTACACAGTCCTTGACGGTGAAAATATGCAGTATTACTCTGTTAAAAACGGCATTAAATCTTATATCTCACCTCTCTTGCCACAGCAATTTAAAGCAGGAGAGAATGAGATTATCGCCAATCAGGTTATTGGTTCGCTTACGCTTGAGCCGAATTGGAGGCGCTTATGATACCTTTAGTCTACGAAACGACAAGCAGAATATTATCGCTCAACTCAATGCACTACCTCGGCAGGCTTACCGGTTGCACAGAATGTACCGTCGAAGAGTCACGCAACGCAGATTACACACTAAGTGCAAGCGTTGTTAAAAACTCCGAATGTGCCGAAAGTGCTGTTGTACAAAATTATATATACGCAAAGCCAAACCTAACAGACGAAGCACAATTTTTTGAAATCTACGAGGTAGTAGAAAAAAACAATGTGCTTAGTATCAAAGCGAAGCACATCAAACATAACTGCTATAACAACATTCTTGCCGCAGGCGAAACATCAGCACAACTCTATTCGCCTGCTGAGGCTTACGAAAATTTAGACGCTCTTTTTGACAACAACTATGTATTTTCGTCAGATATAACGAACAGAAAAAGCATCAGCCTCGGCTACACTCAAGTATGCACACTTGGTGACTTTCTCGGCGGTTTAGAGGGCAGTTTGCTTGACCTGTTTGGGGGCGAATACAAGTGGAATAATTTTAATGTTTCATTGTTAAAAAATCGAGGACAGAAACGAGCGTATAGCCTTAAGTGGGGCGACAATATATCAAGCTATGAAAAAACTCAATCAAGTGAAACTACGATAAGTCATGTGTGTGCTTATGCTACTGTTTATGATGAATTTTCAAAGCAAGACATACAGATAATTGCTGACCCCTATGAGATTTTTGAACAAAAATCAAAAACAAATAAATTACAAGTATATCCAGTTCCCGACAAGCTTGTCGATGGAATCACAGTAAATTCTTCAACAGGTGACGGATACGAATTTGTCAAAAACACTTGCAGAATAGCAGCAACGGCTTATATAGGAGGAGATAGACTCGGCGAGATCAAGAGCAATATTAAAGTTGATGTAGAAGCGGTCCTTGACGATATGCAACAGTTTAATCTTTGCGATACTGTTACAGTAATCTTAAGTGACAGTATCGCAGCGGAATCCAAAATAGTCAAAACTACATATGATACGCTTAGAGAACGATATAAACAGCTTGAGCTTGGTTCGTTCAAAACTAAGCTATCTGATTTCGTAAAATGAGGTGAACATAATTGAATGTAAAATACAAACTTAATCTTGATGTATACAAAGACAGAAATTACGAAAGTATAATAGTCGCTCAAAATGATGACAAGTCACGCATCATTGAATGTAAGCTATATGCTGATTCACAACCGGTAGCGCTATCTTCAAGCGTTACCGCTGCATTTAATGCGACTGTTGATAATGTTATCGTCGCTGAAAATGTGCCTTGTATAGTTGCAGACAATGCGATTAAAATCACTCTTGCGAAATCAATGCTACAGCTCGCAGGTATGATGAAGTGCGAGCTTGTGCTAAGTGAGAACGATACAATCTTGACAAGTCAGCATTTTAGTGTTTTTGTGAACAAGTCAGTAATAAATACAAAATCTAAATATGAACCAACAGGCTCAAATTTAGCAACCAAAAATGATGTTAATTCCGCAATCGAAACCGCATCTGCAAAAATGATAGCAAAAGACTCTTTGCTCAATACATCTACAAGCATTAATCTCACATCGCTTGAGGACACAGAGCAGACAGCAAACGGAGTTACCATTGCAGTCAGGAACAACAAAATTAGCTTGAGCGGCACATCAACATCTGCGGTTAATTTTATTTTAAAACTAAAAAAATCAGTTACTCTTGAACGAGGCAAAGCGTATTGCTTATCGTTACAGAATTTCAACAATATCAAAAACAGCGGTTGTGTTTTCTATCCTGCGAATAGTCAGACGGTAATCAGCTCATCGTGGCTCTTATCAGAAGTAAGTGCTTTCAAGAATGCAGTTGCTACTTATACAGCGACAGAAAATGCAACCGTAAATTCGATTAAAATTGCGGTTGCTACAAATAGACTCGTTGATAACAGTTGTAATCTTCAACTTGAACAGAATAATAAGCATACAGCTTATTCTAACCCTGACTTGATAAAGTCTAATATTAAACCTGAGCTGTATCAAGCCCCTGATTACACAATGCATTATCTGTATGTTTCTAACGACTACAACGAAAATATCGAAGGATTTGGAGAAACAAAATTCAACTCTATCTTATCAGCAAATAACAGTATATCTGATAACAGTTATCATAATCGTTATACAATTATTGTTATGGCAGGTACATACACAGATTTGCAGGACAAATATGCAGGTATGTCAGATGTCGGCTTAGTGGGTTATCGTGGCATAATGACTAAGGATTATGTTTACTATGAATCTGAAAACATTTATAATCCTGCCGCTACAGTCATCAAATGGGACGGAGCAACAGGCTTTGATAAGTCTACTTTGAAGTCTGAGGATATAATTAAAAAATGTCCGTTTCATCTTGACTTAAATGTTCACACTCATATCAAAGGTTTTACATTTGACTGCAAAAATATTAGATACGGCATACATCTTGAAAGCGGTGGAACGGGCTATGCAACTGATTGGGTTGTATCAAATTGTGTTTTCAAGTGGGGCGGTCGTGCGGATTGCGTTGATTACATTGGTAAAACTACTGTTCCTGTTTTTGGTTGCGGTCATAGTTTTGGGGAAAATGGTTTAATTGAAAATTGCAAAATCATTGTTGAAAATTGCACGGTTGGTTATCAAAGTCACGAAAATGCAGACAATAGTAGTTTTGGTCTTGCACTTAAAACAGGTGCAAATATTACTATTAGAAATTGTGATTTCGGCGGTACAGAGATACAAGCAAGAACATTAAAGGGTGCATATTCAGATACGCCGAATGTACTTACTGTTGACCGCTGCGTCAATATATCTGAAATTAAGAAATTGTATGCAGCTCCGGCAACGAAATGTGACTGGACAGTTGTTGAAAATCTAAATAAAGGAGAATGACTATGGCAAGGGTAACTTGTGTTGATATTTCAGAATTTCAGCAAGG